CCGGAAACAGAAGATTGGAACGAAAGATATACCTTCGTCCGGCCGGTGTAGAGGGCAAACAGGGTGGAAAAGTTGCTGTCCACTACGAGCCCGTCACAGTCCACTTTCCAGCTTGTCATGCCTTCCGCTACGGTCTTTCGTCCGTTGTCGTCCTTCGTCGTGGTGTCTCTTACGTCATGCGAGATCGTAAGTTTGCACCCCTTCGCTTTGGCGATGATCGTGCCGTCCACGTACACCCCCAGTAATTTCCCGTTAATTGATCCTGTTGTCGCCATGTTAGCTGATTTTTCTCATTACACAATAAACTGTTAAATTCATTCCGTTCCAGGTGTCTCCATCCCCGGCGTGATTGATGTATAGAGTAATAGCCGAAGACATGCTGGAAATTCTTTGCGTGAGGTTGCTTATTACTGTAATCCCGCCACCGGTGATCGCTTCCGAGCGCATTACGTTGGTAGCCCCGGAGGAGGTGCCGCAGCTTAACTGCCCGGAGTTTCCGGTTGATTCCTCGAAAACTAAGTATTCCACCATCCACCCGGAAGGGATAACCCCGGACCAGGTGTAATCGTCCGTAACGTCGAGGGCAACGGCCGGTTCTGTGTTGATGTTTCCCGATCCCATGTTTTTGATCCTTGCTGAAAAGTCAATGGTATGCTCGAATAGCTTGAATTCATCATCGTAGCCGTCGGATTCATCTTCAAAGCGCATGTAGTCCACGGAACACCCGGCGACCTCGCCGGAAAGTCCATCCAAAGAGTCTCGAATAAGCGATGCAATGCCCGAAGAAAGCGTATAAGTTGAAGCCCACACGGAGACTTGAAACCGGATGTTATCAACAATACTTCGAGTGTCTTTGAGGTCTTCCCCTGAATTCGAAATGATCCGGTAAACAACCGATGGTTGCGAGGTGAGCGATACGGATTCAGGGATTCTTAACGGATAAACATTAAGTGTTAATCCCGAGACGTTCTTACAACTCTCGTAGATCACCTTCCCTATGTATAGCGCATCCCAGGCCATTACTTCATCATTGCTTTTAACTTGTTCTGCATTCTCATTTCGAGTTGCCCTTCAATAATCCCGCCGATTGCGTCCCAGGTTCTTTTAATAACAGGATTAGGTCTTATGGATACGTTGTTGTAATTGTGCCCTCCTAATACGATGTGAGAGTACCAGGCATCTCTGCTTGATTTGCGGTTTGGACTGACCCAAACCACGGGGATCTCGTTGCCGCCGATCTTCATTCCGATGGATTCCCGCATGGTTCCCCGCGGGTGATTTCGACTGCCGTACTTTTGTGAACTCCAATACTTGCCTTTGTACACAGGCGTTTGCGCTTTCATCGCACTGACAAGCGTCTTCCCGATCGGCTTGAATTCGGAGACAAAGAACTTCTTACGGTCCATCTGCGAGAGTGTCGCAAACTTCTGCTGCAATTCCTTCATGCCGGTGAACTCCACCCCGATCATACTACCTTCTTAGCGATTAAATCAACATACTGCCTGCGTCCGAGGTAAGCGATGTGCTGGATGTCCCAATAGTTTCCGTCCCAGCTGATCCGTGTCTTTTCGGTGATCCCTGACCGAAAGCGTATGGTAAAGATCACATCACCTACGGCGGTGTTTTTGTCAGCAACCATTCTTTCATTCCCGCTTCCGAATCTAACTGCCGCCCAAACGGTCGCCGTGGTGGTATAGGTGGGCGTGGATTCTCCATAATCCGTCCGTGTCAGGGTGTAATCCTGAATCACAATCCGCCGGTCCATCTGCCCTATTTCCATCAGAGATCGTAGGTTTTGTAAGGATTCAAAAGGTATTCAGCACCTTGCGGCAATTCTGCCGGGGTTCGACCTACCACTACATTTTCGCGGTTCGCGTACAGGTGCCCTATGATTAAGAGAATAGCGGCCTTAATGGGTCCTGGGACATTAGCAGCAGCCGAACCGTAACCGGACTTGAATGTCACGCACACGGCGTTCGGAATCGTTAGCGTAGAGGGCCAGGATTGGTCATACTTCAGAAAGACTTTCCCTGGGAAAGTATAAATGTCGAGATCGTAAACGGACGAAGAAAGGGTCTGTGTCGCGTTAGCGGTGTCCGTGTATGTTATTGATGTAATGGAAATTAACGGCGCGACAGGGATCTCAATATCCCCGTCAAAGGCATCCAGTTTGTACTCCCAGGATTGCTCTATAAAAGCCCTGCCGGTGTACTTTTCGGCCCGCTCCCTCGCGGCGGTGATGAGTGCCGTGACCAGCGCATCATCGGTGGTGTCGCTGTCAATCTTCAGGTGCAGCTTTGCTTCCGTCAGAGTGATCGGCTCTACCGTAGGGGCCGTCTTTAATTTCCATCCCATCAGCGTTTCCTTCCTGCCTTTTTATCAGCGGTCCTTACCCCCGTTCGGGCTTCTTCGGCGGTTGCGTATGCCTCGGCGGGTTTATCGCTTTCAATCATCTTCACTATTCCGGCCGCCTGTAGACTTTTTGCTTCTCCAATCGGAAGGTCAATAATTGATCCCTTTGCCCCTGCGTACTGAAGTCCCGCAAATCCGATTAAAACTTCGCATCTCATAGTTATAGTTTTGAAAAAGGGCGACGGAGGCCGCCGCCCTTCGTGGTGTCATCTGCTAAGTGGAGGCGCAAACGGCGTGCTTGATAGCGGTGTCGTTCATCAGTTCGCTGTCGGTGCGGTGCCATAACTGGTATCCAAGTTGCATGAAGTCCATGTACCTTTCTTTGAAGACGGTAAGCTGGAATCCGTTGACATCGCGGATGTAGAACTGCGACCAGTCACCGAAGTACATCGGCTTGTTACCGGCGGTTCCAAACGCGTCAATGTTGTCATTGATGAAGTACCCGTAACCTTCAATGGTACCCGGTGTCTTGCCGGTAAGGTCCGGCTGCCACATCGAACGGTCGTCAGAACTGGAGATCGCCAGCTTCTTAATGACCTTCTCCGTCGAATCAGCGAAGGCAAACCCGCACTTAGGCGACTTCCGGTAGGCGGCGTTGATAGAGTAGACAAGGTCCAGTAGGGTAAGTCGGGTTATTGCAGTCTTGGCCATGTAACTTCCCTGCGTGGTGGCGGCTGTTTCCACACCATTGGGCTCCGTGGAGCCGTTGCCGAGGATAAAATAATAATCCTCACCTCTCGCGACGCGCTCACCCAGAAGCTGAACGATCAACTGCTCGATGTTGAAAGCCGAATCCTCGACTAACTGCACCTGAACGGGGACGATGTCCGAATGGAATAGGTAGGCATCCAGCTGCTTGGTCCCGAACGTGGCAAGCGTCTGCGTCGCCTGGGTGGTCTGCGAAAGAATCCGGCCCTTGTTGCTGGTATCGTTCACCGTGGGGAATGGCATGGACTGTCCGTTGTTGGTAGTGTAAACGGTGGCCCAGTTTCGGATTTCCGAAATTAAAGCCAGCTGTTTCACCAACTTATCCCCGAACCCTGTGGGCACCAGGTACCCCCCGGCTGTGGTGGTGGTGGTCTGCCCTGACTGTGTGGTGCGGAAGTTCACCTGTCTGTCGCGCAGTTCCACGGACGGCTCGCCGAACCGGACATACCGCTCGAAAGCGTCGGTGTACTTCTTTTCCCGCTGCTCGTTGCTTTCATGGGCCGGATCAACCGGCAGGGCTTCGGAGTTCATTTTTTCGATCCGCTGCACTTCGCGCTGGCACGCCTTGAATTCCTTTTCAAACTCATCCCATTGCCGCTCTTCGTCTTCGGTCATGAGACGGTTCTTGTCATTGGCAGCCCTTTCCTGTAATTCTTTCTGGCTTTCCAGAATGCTGCCCATTTTCTCGCGCAAAAATTTCAATCTTTCCATTTGAATTTGGGTTTTTGGTTTAACTTAACTTACTGAGCTGCCATTCTTTGGACAGTATCTTGTATTTCTTTTCCCTGTGATAAGCCCTGTTTGATTTGTCGAGGCAGAGATCATCGTCCGGATCTTGTGACGGGTCGTCTTGGGGGTAGTCCGGTCTTGCTTCGATCTCGTTGCGATATTCTTCCCGCAGGGCCACGTCGGTCTGCTCGTAGGCGGGGAATGCTACCGGGGAAGCGTCGTAAAGTCTTTCCAGCTTCAGGATGGTCCGGGTGATGGTGTTGGTGTCTTTGTCGCGGTCCAAGCTGTCTTCTTTGACCGTGAAACCGAATGACATCCCCGTGATGTTCTTTAATCTCATGTTTTCTTTGGTATCCCTTCCGGCCGTGGTGTCAGGAAAATCCCATTCTACCCAGCCGCCGGTTTCATCCTGTCCGATCCGGGCATTACCCGCAGCAGTCCGGGCCATAATCATGTTTGAATCATGGTTGGTCATTACGGCGACATCATCCTGAAGTACATCATCCAGAGCACCGGGGGCGATCTTCTCGCGGAATCCGGGCCACAGTTCGGTAATCTGATCGAAAACAAGGAAATGCCCGAAACCCTTTGCCTCTGCGTTGTCGCCTTCCGCGCGGAACTCCACCGCGCCGGGGAAGTATCTCTTAATTTTACCCATTGATTAATTCTTTGGCTTGTTGGTTAATTAGGTTAGCGGGGGTAAGGGGTTCGTCCAATCCTTCGAGCGGGTTCTTATCTTCGTATCCCCTGGCTTCGTTTCGCGTGAAGATTCCAAGCGTGACCATTGTGTTAAGAAAGGAGGCCCGCGCCGCGCTGTCGCCCCTTAGCAGTCCTTCGAGGTTGAATTTGGTGTAATAACTTTCCTTTTCATCCTCCCTTAATAGCTTGCGGTCCATCTCCTGCTCCCATCGCTGACAGTCGGGGCCCATTGTGATCGTCACGAATTCGATCCCCTGGTGTTCGATGTTGTTGTTTGTGGACCTGTCGAGATTGGCAAGCATGTGAAGAGGAATCCCGAACCACCGGGCGACCTCTTCCAATTGGAATTTCCGCGATGCGATCCATTGCGCCTGCTCGGGTGCGATTCCTATGGCGTTGAACTTCAGCCCGGATTCCAGCACAGGGGTCTTCCAGCGATTCCCGCTTCCGGTGTGTCGCGCTGCCCATTGAGCAGACAGACGATCTATCTGCTCCTTCGTTAGCTTGTTGTCAGAGTTAAGCGTCCCGGCAAACGCTGCTCCGTTGGCGAAGAACTCCGCGCCGAACTTCTCATTGGCCAGTCCCAGGCCGATGGATTCCTTTGCCAGTTCAATCGGAGATTTACCAATTATGCCGTCGAAAGAAATCCCCTTAATGTGCAGCATGTCAATCCCTTCTACAACTTCCTTCACACCGTCGTGGCGGGAAATCTCATATCTCATCCCTTTAGTGCCGTCGCTGCGGATGATCTGATAGGGCTTGACAATAGCCGGAGGAACGAAGTCGAGCCAGGAGACGTTATAGCGGCGGTCCCGTATGATCTTGGAATATCCGTTGCCCCAAAGCATCACGGACGCTTCCATCAGCTGCCGCCAGTCAAATGAAGTGTAAGTCTCGCAGGGTTCCCGGTGGATTAACCGGTGAATCTTATGCGAAGAGGCGATCTCTTTTTTGTCCCCGTCCTTAAAGTAAAGGTTTAAGGGAAGCGATGCAAGTATCTCACTCTTAATCCTTACGCAAGCATAAACAGCCGAAAAAGTCAGGGCGGTGTCTTCGTCAACATAGATCCCGGAGCCGGACGAGCTGCCGCCAAACTGCTCGAGTATCGCCGGAGAGTTGATCGGAATGTTCGGGTTCTCAACCGATCTCTCCTCTACGGCATTAACCGTTGGCGTACTTTCTGCGCGGGCGTTTCGGACAATCTTAAAGGGAAACTTCATGCGAAGCGTGATAAATTGCGCCGCAATAATAAGTTAGAATTTCGTCAGGATTGGTAAACATTGTTTACTTTATTTGTACTTTTTTCGTTTTAGGAATAAAAAAACCGGGGTAGCTGCCCCCAGTTTCCCGCGATTATAAAGAACTTCAGCTATTTTTTTTCTTGTTCCACCTACCTAAAATTGTCTTAAATGTCTGATAGTCGCTGTACTTTCTTTTTTTGAACGCGAACTCGTACTGCCTCTCCGTGGCTTCGTATGCCTCTCGCGCCGTGGGGT